AAGAAAACTGCCAGGAATATGAAAAAGCAATAATCTATCGATTAGTAAAAAAAGAAATAAAATATGCAGAACTTGAAGAATGGGAAAAAGAAGTTCTAAGGGATATAAGAAGACAAGTAAGAATGGATTCAAAAAAACGAGAACATGAAATTTTATACGATATGGAATGCTTGAGCCGAAATAAATCCGGCTCTTTTTTTGTGGATTAAAATCGAACATACATTCTATGTAGGGTTAAGTTTGTTTAGGTTTGTGTATTTTCGCCGTTCATATCAAAAAACCAGCTGATGCCAAACATACGAGGTTGATAAACCCATATTTCCTTATAATCTTCTCTGTACTCAATATGAACATCATCTTCCATAAATGTTGCAATGTCTTTGTTCCATTTTCTTTCAACGCGCTCATGACAAAACCAAATGATTTCACTTAGAGCTTCATTTGAAATGGATACAGGTATAGCTTGGCGGAATTTTTCATACACCTGCGGATACATAACCGACAGATATGTTTTTTCTATTTCTTCAAGGCTTGAATTTGCAAGTTCAGTCCAAAAGCGTTCTGTAACTTTCGGAATTTCTTTACCATCGAATGTTGGATTACCTAACTTCTCTTTTAATTCAGCAATCATTTGTGCCTTTTTATCCATTTTATTCACCTCAATGAAAAGATTACCAAACATAAAACTATCAGTCTACTTTTTAAAGGAGGGAGAGACATGACAGAAAAAAAGTTATCCGAAAAACAAAAGCGCTTTTGTGATTACTACATTGAAACTGGAAATGCAACAGAAGCAGCTAAAAAAGCCGGTTATAGTGAAAAAACAGCCGGTGCTATGGGTGCTGAAAACTTAAAAAAACCTCAAATCAAAAATTACATCGATGAGCGCCTTAAAGAAAAAGACAAAACCCGGATTGCGAATCAAGATGAAATCCTGGAATTTTTAACATCTGTTGTAAGAGGACAAGTCACAGAACAAGTGCCGGTTACATTAAAAGAATTTTATGAAATCATCGATAAAGAGCCAAGTGTAAAAGACCGGATAAAAGCAGCCGAATTAATCGGAAAGCGTTTTGCCATCTTCACCGAAAAACAAAAGATAGATGTCGAGCAAAAGGTGACGTTCGTTGAAGACTTGGATGATTTAGATGAATAAAGTAAGTCTTAAAAAAGTAATTGGAAAAGGATATAAAGAGTTTTGGAATTTCAAAGGTCGATACTCTGTTGTAAAAGGCGGTCGTGGAAGTAAAAAAAGTGCCACAACTGCACTATGGATTATTTATCACATGATGAAATATCCACTTGCTAATACCCTTGTTTTAAGAGGATGGTTTTCAACCCATAAAGATTCTACTTATTCACAGCTTAAATGGGCAATCAATCGCCTTGGAGTAGCACACCTTTGGGAATGGAAACTCTCTCCCCTTGAAATTAGGTATAAGCCAACTGGTCAAAAGATTTTATTTCGTGGATTAAATGATCCAATGAGTATTACGTCAATTACGGTTGAAAAAGGTCATTTGTGCTGGGCTTGGTGGGAAGAAGCATTTCAAGTTACCAATGAGGATGATTTTAATAAAGTTGATATGTCTATTCGTGGTGAGCTTCCTGAAGGATATTTCAAACGGCATATTATCACATTTAACCCATGGAGTGAAAAGCACTGGCTTAAAAAACGATTCTTTGATGTAAATGATCCAAACATTTTAGCATTAACAACTACTTATCAATGCAATGAATTTTTAAGTCCTGATGATATTGCCCTTTTTGATTGGATGAAAAGTCATAATAAAAGGCGATATGACATTGAAGGAATGGGTCAGTGGGGAATTGCAGAAGGTGCGATTTATACTAACTGGGAAGAGCTTGATTTCGATTACCAGCTTATTGCAAAAGAGCCAGGATTTAAAGCAGTATTTGGAATGGACTTTGGTTACACAAGTGATCCCACAACGCTTATTTGTTCGCTTGTTAATAATGATAAAAAAGAACTGTACATATTTGATGAACATTATGAAAAAGCAATGCTGAATAATGAAATCGCATCAATGATTAAATATAAAGGATATCAAAAAGAAGCTATATTTGCAGATAGTGCTGAACCAAAGTCTATTGAAGAAATAAGGCGATATGGAATTTACCGGATACAGCCAGCTATAAAAGGACCGGATTCGGTTAAAAACGGAATTCAGTTTGTGCAGCAGTTTAAAATCTATGTTCATCCCAAATGTGTAAATACCATTATTGAACTTAATAACTATGTTTGGGATACCGATAAAACTGGACAAATGACAAATAAACCAATTGATGATTATAACCATATTTTAGATGCACTCAGATACAGTTTATCAGGCATTATGAAACAATATGCAAATGCCGGACAAGCTGCTGATTTTAGAAGAAAACTAGGTTTGTAGTATGGAGGGTTAAGAATGAATAAAAGCACATTGTTAGATTTCTGGTTTGATAAAGGTAATAAAAATATAACTATTAAAAACTTTAAATATATTCGAAAGAGAAACTTAGAAGAATACGGAAACGACCCTGATATAAATACAAAGCGTAAATGGGGAATTCATACAAACGGAGCAAAAAAGGGAAATCCTCAACACACCTGTTTAGATTGGCAGCTGGATTTAGGTCATATCCATATCAATTATACGGATTTTGATTACAATCGTAAGTACAGAAAATAGGAGGTTAACATGATAACCGATAAATTATATGCAAAACTGATTAAAGACCAGATTGAAGGTCATCAGGTAGAAAGACGCAACATGCTTAAAATGAAAGATTACTATGAAGGTCGCATGGGAATTAACCATCGAACAATAAAAGGCGAATATGCAGAAGATGGAACAAGATTAAAACCAAATAACAAATTAGGTTTTAACTTTGCAAGGCTTGTCATTGAAACCAATCACAGTTATTTATTTTCAAGTCCTATTTCATATGACCTTAACAGTGATGAAAGTCAGCCAACCTTTGCGCTGGATACAGAGTTTCACAAGCATCTTCAAACCATTTTAAAAGATAATAATTATGAAGAACTTGATTCAGGGCTTGGAAAAGATTCATCCATTTTTAAAGTAGGCGTTGAGGTGCCTTATATTGATAAAAATACAAAAGAATATAAAATCAAACAAACACCGGCATATGAATGGGTGTTTTTTTCATTTTTAGGGGAAGATTATGCCCTTCGTTATTTCCCTGATTTTGATTACAAAATTACCGGGGATGAATATGACAAGCGTGAATTCACAAGAGCAGAACTTTATTCCAAATCGTTTATTAAGTTTTTTAAAGAAAATGAGGACGGAATTTACGAGCTTGAAAATGAAGTTGAACATTTCTTTGATGAGCTTCATCCAACACCATATTCTAACCAGGAAACAGATGGCGGAGTTGATCCACAATCTGATATTGAAAATATAGTATCTCTCATTGATGCTTATAACTTAATTGCTTCCAGTTCAGTAAACGTAGTTGAAATGTTTGGAGATCCATTTCTAGTATTACAAGGATTTGGATTTGATGAACAAGAAATTTCACAAATGGTTGATAGTAAAGTCATTGTTCTTAACGGTGAAAATGCCAAAGCTTTTTACTTAAAACTTGATATGGATACTGCACTTGTTGAAAATATGCTGAATCGCCTAGAACGCCAAATCTTCACATTATCTTTTACGCCAAGTTTATTTGCGGAAGAAAAGGGCGGGGATATGAGTGGAACTGCCATTCGTCTTCGCATGTATCCAGGTGATTTAAAGGCAAATGCAAAAGAAAAATCGTTTTTAAAGAGCCTTAGAAAACGAATCCGACTTATTGCTCGCCAGCTAGAGAAAAAATCAAATAAAACATACTTTTCAAGCGGCTGTCATAGAAGAATTGCCATTTCATTTAACCGAAATATCCCTCAAAACTTAACAGAAATCATTACAGCGGTGAAAGACCTTGATGGAATCGCTTCTCGTAAAACGCAGCTAAAAATGCTTCCGTTTGTTGATGATGTCGAGCAAGAGCTTGCTAGAATTGAAGAAGAGCAAGGCACTCCGATTAATTTTGAAGAATCATAGAAATTTCTGTGCTGCTTCGAGAGAGAAAGTGGAATTTTTTGGTTAGTCCCAAGTATAATGAAGTTATGAAGGACTAAAGGGGGAGATTCCATGGGATTCTGGGGAAGAAAAGATGAAGAAAATGATGATAGAAGCATAGGTACTTGTGAATGCGGATGTAGATCAGATGTCTATGAAAGTGACTCGTATTGTCATGATACTTGGGGTTCATTATTTAAAGATTCGTACCACATGAACGAATATTTAGACAGAGAAGTACGAGATAAAAGATAGTATGTAAGGGCAATCCAATAGGGTTGCTCTTTTTTTGTGGGGTGAAATATGAGTAAAATAGATGAATTTTACGAAGAAATAACGGACTTTCGGCAATCAGAATTAAATAAATCAGAAAAACGAATATTTAAGGAACTTGAAAAAATATATAAAGAAGGCTATTCAGAAATATTACTTGCAATCTATGCCCTTTTTTCAAAAGCTAGCAGCGGTCTATTAAAACGAGAAGATATATTTAAACATTCTCGTGATAAAAAATTCAAAAATGCAGTATCAGATGCGCTTTCAAAAGTGCAGAAAAAAGAATCTGCTCTTATTTATGATGAGCTCGAAAATCAAATCCATGAGGAATACGCTTATAGTTTATTTCTCTTTAATATGTTAAAAGGCAAAATAAAAAAAGGAAAATTAACGGATAAAGCGGTAAAAGATGTTTTAGATGAAGTATATTTTGGAGAGCATTTTAGACAAACACTTGCAAAACAAAAGCTCCTTGTAGAAGACTCTTTATTTAATTCCATCGTTATTAAATCAGCACAGGGATTAGCCATACGTGAGGCGATAAAGGAAGTAAAAACAAAGCTTGAGACAGGAATTAAAAAAGCGCAATTGACCTATGTTACAGAGCTTACAAGAAAGAAAAGTGCAGCAGGCGATTTGGCTTTTAAAAAAAGTGGACTGAAAGTAAAAGCACTTCGTTTTGTAGCAACAATGGATGAGAGAACATGTAGTCAGTGCAGGAGCTACCATAACAATTTATACACCGAAAATAATGTTCCTCAGGTTCCCGTTCATCCAAAATGTAGATGCCGAATCATTTATGATCTAATCGATGATTACAGTGAAGCAGTAGCAAGAGTAATAGATCCAGAAACCGGAATGAATTACTTAACCGATATTGATATGTTTAATAAATGGAAAGAATCAGAAGGTCTATGACACTTTTATTCTCTTTAGTGACTATATAAAGGGTGAGGGGAAATTATAGGGACAGATGGGGTAGTTGCCCTTTTTGTTGCGGAGTCGTCGCTCTGTGGACTAACCTATGTTATTTCGTTCTACATCGACCATTTCGACCAATTACGAGGGGTGCGAAGCCCCAACAATCATAACTGACCAGTCCTGGAAGTCGTTAAAAGCTGTGGATAAGCAAGACTTTTTTAGATTAGCTCGTGAAGAGCGGCAGCAACAAAAAGAGATCCATTTCTATAAGTGGGTCTCTTTTAATTTATCAAAATTATCTGAGGGACATTACAAGGCAACATCAACCGATGGGGCTTATTTGTATTTGTAACTCTATGGAGGGTTAAAAATCTATGAATTTAGAACAATTACAAGCAATGCTTCAAGCTGGTGAAATCACACAAGAAGAGTTCGATGCGAAAGTAAAAGAACTCGGCTTAGATGATGACAACAGTAATAAGCAAGAAAATAAAGGTTTAACTGAAGAAGACATTCAAAAGCTGATTCAATCAGCAACTGATAAAGTACGCAGTGAATATTCAAAGAAACTAAAAGACATCCAAACACAATACGATTCATTAAAAAATGAAAAGTTAACGGATGAAGAAAAGTTTCAGCTTGAAAAGCAAAAGCATGATGAGGAAAAAAGAGCATTTGAAAAGCAAAAGCTTGATTATGATTTCACTCGTCACTTGGCTACTGAAAAATTACCGGTTGAGTTAAATGACTTTATTCCAGGTAGCGATATTGAAAAGAAAAAAGAAAAACTAAACAGTCTTAAATCCATTATCGATATTTTCGTGGAAGAAAAAGTAAAAGAGAAGTTTAACTCACAAGGTGTTGATTTCAACGATACGAAAAAAGGGTCGGCACCCAAAACATGGGAGCAAATGACATTGGATGAAAAAATCAAATTCGCCAATGAGTTCCCGGAAGAAGCCAGAAAATATTTATAACAATTAATAGGGAGAGAAAAATAAATGTCACTTATAACAAATAAAGTAATCGGACAAGCAGTCCGTGCAGAATTTCCTAATCGTACAATCATTTTGTCACAACTTGGTGTCACTACTACTGATGATCGCCTAAACGGAAAAGGTGCAGGGGATACCATCCAATTTTCAAACTTCAATGCGATTACTGAAGGATTACAAGAAATCACCGTTAAAGGTACTCCAGTAACTTATGAAGAACTTGGACAAGATTCAAGTGAAGTAACTGTTCGTGAGGTTGCTCGTGGGGTGAAATTCCACCAAAGAGACATCCAACATTCACTATCTGGTGGTTCTATTGAATCTGAAGCAACTCGTCAATTAAACGAAGTATTTGCTCGTGGTTTGGATACAGAAGCAATGAATACTCTATTATCTACAAGTATTTCTCCAGTTGATGGAACTACAGGTCTAAACGGTAAAATTTTCTTAGATTCATTGTTTGCTAACTACGGAGAAAATGCGCTTGAAGCTGCAAGAGCAATTGTTGTTCATCCACTTGTTGCAACTCAATTAATGAATGCAGCTGACGGTGAAATGGTGCGTTCTGATAAGTACAATCCAACGTTCAGAGGAGAAATCGGTAAACTTTATAACAGTGTTCCGGTTATCGCTTCAGAGCGTGTTCAAAAAGATGCAGTGGATAATACATACAAAAATATTATCGTGCCACATAACTCATTGCTTTATGTTTTAGGTCGTTCTATGGAAGTTTACAATGACTTTGATATTGATACAAAATGGCATTTCTACAATGCTAACCTTTACTTTGCAATGACGCTTAACGGAAAACACAAACCAGTCGTTGTTAAAGGTGCAGTTTAATTAAACAAGGAAAGAACATCTGATAACGGATGTTCTTTTTCTTTTTATGGAGTGAATATATGAGTTTTTCAGCTAGAAGAAGAAGAGAAAGAGAGTTATTGCTTAAAAAGCAGGAGGACCAAAAACGATGCGCTGGCGTTACTAAATCAGGATATCCATGTAAAAACGCTACTATTGCGGGTTCAATCTTTTGTTCTCTTCATGAAAATAAGGGGTGATTAAGTGATTACACCTGAGGAAATAAAAGAAATCTATAATACAAATTTAAGTGATAATGTCCTTCAAAAATTCATCAATCGTTCTATTGAGTTTCTTCGTGGTTATACCAATAATTCTAAAATCTACGATCAAGTAGATAATTTAGAGCTTGATGATGTGCTCTTATATCTCATCATTCAAAGACTAAATGTCTTAAAAAAAGCCGGAATTGAGCAAGAAAAAATGGGAGAAGTGTGGATCACACCAAATTTTGAATTGCCTGGTGATATAAAAGTTGTTCTTGGAAAATATCGAAGGGCTAAGTTCTTATGATGAATGAACTTGTATTAAATGTCCTATCTAGGATACAGGTGAATAATAAAGGTGTTGTTACATTTGACTATGTACCTGCAGGCACAATCAGCAGTTCGGTGATTCTTCCCTATCATGACTTATCTTTAAAGCAGGATTATGGAATTGAAGTCAAAACATCACATCGCATTTTTACAGAAGATAAAGAAAAAATTAAAACACTAGACTTTCTTGAACATAATGGTAAAAAGTATGTGATTAATTATTTGATTGATTTCCCGGAATATGCAATTTGCATTTTAGAGTTGGTGAAATAATGGCTGGACCAATTAATACGAACTTTTCACAAATAGGAAGACAGCTACAAAGGCAATTAGAAAATAGACAAAAGCAATTCGCAAAAAGAATTGAAGATGTTTTAGAAGAAGAGTCTAAAAAAATCCGTGACCTGGCAAAAGCAAGAGTACCTGTTGATAGTGGTAAACTGAAAAAATCAATTAAGGTCAAGAAAATTGGAAGTCGTCTGAATGTAGCTTTTCAAATTGGTTCTGAACTTGAATATGCTTTATATGTAGAATACGGAACGGGTAAATTTGCAGCAAATGGTGATGGTAGGCAAACGCCATGGGTTTATTATAAAAACGGTAGGTTTTATTTTACTCATGGAATGCACCCACAACCATTTCTAATTCCTACATTTAACGATAGAAAAGAAGAAGTCATTCGAGCAGTTAATAGAGAACTGGGGGTGTGGTGGACATGACTTCTGATGAACTCAGAATTTATATTTATGATATTTTAAGCAATTATGCTGATACTTATGTCGATGAAATACCTGAAAACACAGAAAGCGACCCACCAACAATTTTATTTTATTTTTTAAATGAATTACCCGGTTT